GTGTTGAGCTGGATACAGAGAGGCAGAGGAAACGCGGGGGGGGGGAGAGGTACAAAACAAAGGGGGACGCCCTAGAAAGTTGGAAACGGTAGAAGAGTTTACAGAGGTAGCGGAAAAATACATTTTATATATTAAGAATAGAGCGGCGGAGGGTGTGCGCTTGGTGCCTGATGTAGAGGGCTTTTGTAGTTTTGCCGGGATTTCTAGGGAAACGCTTAATAATTGGGAAACAGCCCGCCCGGGTGCGTATTCTGACACAATAAAAAGACTGAAAACAAGTATAGCAGCATTTAAGAAACAACTCGCCTTTGCTGGCAAGATCCCGCCGATCGTATTCGCTACGGATATGAACAACAACCACGGATACACACAGGCGGCGCAAAAGATAGATCTAAACGTTGGAAAACAGGCGGCAGAACTACCAACAGCGGCAGAGATTGCGCAGCGTTTACCGGTGGAAATGAGTGGAAAAGATCCGGCAGACACGGACGGAGATATAAATATATAGCATTTATGCGGTTTTGCGGTTCGTTTTCTTTTACTTTTACGAACTCCGACACGTTTCCGGCGGTTCTGGTGTGGCAATCCGTGGACAGGTCCGGCAGCTTATACCCTGGGGCGGGGGTGTAGAGCGGAGCGGATCAGGGGCAGCTCACCCCTCTGAGTTCCCCAAAAATTAAAAAGCCCAAAACCACCCAAATCGTAAAATGGCAAAGAACCCTATTACCGTAAACCACCCAATTTACAATGTAAGTATAAACACGGCATCCGAATAACAAAAGGAAAGTGAGGACTTTACAAAACCACAAAATCCAAAATCGGCGGATGCCTACCGGCATAGAAAGAGAGAAATATGGAACAGAACAAAGAAACAGCAACACAGAATAAGCAGAGAGAGGCGGAAGTATGCAGAGAGAAGAAACAGACCGCATGGGACAAATGGAAAGAGGACACACTGCGGAAGTTCAACCGGACTGCATGACAGAGGCATACACCGTAGGAATCTCTGAAACGCATATCAGAAACAATGCAACGGTATTCCGAGTATGGCAGATGATAGAGCGCGGAGAACTTACCAGAGAAGAGGGATTGTACCTCATGGTAAATACGCTTGCAGATGAAAACCATCGTCTGAATCAAATGTGTAATAACCTCATAATGAGGATGCCGTCACGTCTGCTCGTAGAAACAATAACAGGCAAAAATTAAAAATCGGCGGAGGCTTACGCCTCATAGGAGGTAAAATCGGATGAACGATGAAAACAGCAATTCCCAAAATTCCCCGGAAAATAAAAAGAGGTCTTGGCACAAGGAACCGTGGTATAAAAGGCTATTCGACAAGATTTTAGTATCGTGTTTTCTTCCGTGCAAGCATGAGTGGGAAGTGTTGGAAGTCCTCTGGACGGCACATGATTACAGCGGCTTTAAGTACGATGTATGCAGATGTGGGGGTAAGAAATGCGGAGAGATAAGAATTGAGAAATTTTTAGTGTAAAAGACGGAGGTAGAGAGATGGTAAAGACGGTTGTTGCGGTTATCGTAGGGTTAGTTTTGCTCAATACAGCGTGGTTTGTATTGAAAATTGTGATTCTGATAGTGGCAGAGAGAAGAGAATACGAAAAATACAGATACAAAAGCCCTTATCAGTCTCCACACAGAGAGGCTTTTATTATGGAGTGCTCAGACCCGAATAGCAGTCCATACGCAAGGCAGTTGGATAAGTGCATCAAAAAGATGGATAGGGAACAGAAACGCATAGCGAAAATCAAATTGAAATCAGACAAGAAACTGTCGAATATGAGCATTTAGAGAATTTTGACGTATCGGAGGATGTGCGAAATGGATAGACCGGTAGAAATCACAAGAAGCTATGCAGAGTGCAAATTCTGTAACGATATTGCTGATATGTGCAATGAGATACCAGATTGTACTCACTGTGAGAATAGAAAAGGAACATGGATAGATACAATCACGAGCCTGCTTGGCACAAAAGCGGTTGTCGTTCTGGAAGATGGCAAAGTGGAGACATATCCACTGGATAGACTTAAAGTTATCACAAAGAGGGAGAGATAATGAAAATTATTGAAGAAATTGGCGAAGCTGCAATGTTGGAACAGCTTGCAGAGGAATGTACCGAACTTGCAAAGGCAGCACTCAAAATGGCAAGGATCATACGAAAAGAGAATCCGACACCTGTAACAGAGAAAGATGCTATTGCAAATATCAGAGAAGAGTACACGGATGTCGTACAGTGTGCCGGAGAACTTTCATTGACAGTAGATGAGGAACAGATGGCACGCAAACACGAACGGTGGGAAAAGAGAGTGAGGGATAGAACATGATACCATTCAGGCATTGCATAAGGGAACCGCACGGATCGGCAGTGAAATTTGAGATACTGGCAGCAGCACCGAATGAGTTTCAGGTACGTTACCCAGATTATGATTACATTAAAATGGGAGTCGGACCATCAGTGATGTATAACAGAGAACAATTACTGTGTTTCCTACTGACATATGACAAGGCAGAGTGCCTTGAATTTATGGAAAAACTGTATCATCACATGGGATGGCCTACTGAAAAGCTGCATGAGAATCCGGCGTTTGCCGAAGTGATAAAGGAGAAAGAGACATGATAGCACGTTTCTTACAGGATATTGTCGTAAACGACATTGAGAAGAATATGGAAATGACCATTGACAAGGGGGAAGAACTCTTTGCCATCGACAGAGGAACCCATTATGAGCTGAGAAAGGCTGACGGATGGGGAACTATGGCTCCGAAAGAGTGCGAGGGCGAATATTATGAGATCATCAAAGAATAAAAATCCGTGTTTTGATTGCCTTGCATCAGAAAAAGAAAATGAGGAAGTGTGCAAGACCATACGGGCGATGCTGAATAAAAGCAATAGCGTACAGGTTGAAATGAAAGATCCGGGCAGCATAGGAACATTAACCATAGGGGATTGCACATATAATGTTTATCTTGGAAACACAACACTGAATAAATTGCGGTGTTTGCCTGATAAGGATGTGTATAAACGTGTATTCACACTGATAGAGGCGTAGGAGGAATATGGATGGAAAATGAGACCAAACCACAGCTCTTTATCATGGATGAACGGCTCGGAGATCCCATACCGCTTGCGGAAATTAAGGAAATATCCGAGCCTACACTGGATGAAGAGTATGATATGCCGGATATTTCTCATCTGAAAGAGGGATTTGAAATACCTTTTGAAGTGAAAATGAAGAAATCTGCCATAAACAAACTGTTTCAACCGTGTTTTGGCAGAGAACCTTACAGGAATCTCGAAAAATGTGCCAAGTGCATACTGAAAAAGGACTGTGTTGTGGCGAAAATCGAGAACAATTTCAACATGAGATTAAGGGTATACAACCCTTGATAATAAATCACAAGGAGGACACCAATGGAAGAGAAAGAAAAGAAACCGTGGAGACCGCCAGAAGCGGCGCATTTACCAGATCCGATAGCGTTTGCCATGCAGGGTTTTGAACGCTTTGGATTACCGAAAGAACGGCTGATACCACCATTACAAACATTTGACAGAGTGATGCAACACTCGGCATTTACCGAAAACCGATGGTGGGAAAATGCAAGACAGGTAACGGCAACATCATCGGCAGAACAGTGGCGGAGAGTGAGCATCGAAAGAGCACGCTGTCTCGGAGAACCATGGCCGGATTTTGATGATATACCGGTTGCGAGTATCACAGAGGATTTTTCACAGAAATGTCAAAATGCCACAATCGGATTGTTAAGAGATCAGGTTATAGCGTCATGCGCTATTCCGGGAGAAACATCGTTTAGAGACATTTTTAACCAGTTAGGTATTAAGGAGGACAATATGGATAGAAGTTTAGCGGACAAGAAATTTAAGAGAGTAACTATTGAGTGCGAGGACGGCACGACTTACGCTGGAAAGATCAATCATGTATGCGGCAGCCCGTATCGTTGTGACAAACTGTGTGTAGAAGCAATGGTTGAGGACAAGCCTATTGGAGCATACGGTATCGAGAAAGTCCTGTTCCAGAATCCGGCAACAATCGTATTTTGGTCTGACGGCACAAAGACGGTTGTAAACTGCATGGATAATGTGGAAATCAAGAAAAAGGTTGTTGATGGCAAGGAAGTAACCATTCGTAAGCCTAAAAAGGCTGATACCTATTCTGAGGAAGCCGGTCTGGCTATGGCTATCGTGAAGAAATGGACCGGCAACAACGGAAATTACAACAATATCTTCCGTGAGTTCATTCCTGAGATGGCGCAGGCTGAAAAAGAGGCAAAGAAAGCTGCCAAGAAAGCTAAAAAGGCGCAGAAATCGGAGGAATAACCAATGACGCTGAGGGAATTTGCCGAGGGATATGACGGCAACATTATGCTGAAAGCATTTGAGAACGAGAAATCAACAACTCCGACAGCAATTATGATGACTCAGATTACGGATTCTATCAAGGATGAGGTTCTTGACAAAGAAGTATACAGCTACACAATGGTTTGCGCTTCACTGTTTGAACGGTATCTGAGAGTGAATTTTGAAGCTGTGCCGGAGATCCCAAACGAAACGGAGGAAACCACATGAGAACCTATTTTTTTGACACAGAGTTTACTGGTCTGCGTAAGGACACAACTCTTATCAGCATAGGAATTGTCTCAGACACAGGAGATAGGTTCTATGCAGAGTTGACGGACTATGATGAGGGTATGTGTGATGAATGGATTGAGAAGAATGTTCTCGATCATTTGGTTTTGAGTGGCAATGCGGAGTTAGAAGAAAGTCTGGCAGCCGACAATAAAACAACGACTGTAATCGGCAGTAAGGCAGATGTTTGTTGCGAACTTATGGAATGGCTTGAAATGGACGCTAATTTTGACAGTGATTATGCTGCGGTATTCGTTTCAGATGTCTCGCATTACGATATGGTGTTACTGATTGACTTATTGGCAGGAAACGCTATGAAGTTGCCTGAGTTTATTACACCGGCTTGTCACGACATCAATCAGGACATTGCAACGATGCTTGATATTTCAGAAAAGGCAGCTTTCGACATTTCGAGAGAGCAGTTACTTACGGACAGAGGAATTGCTTTGCCGAAAGGTCAAAAACACAATGCACTCTACGATGCGGAAGTTATAAAAGCGATATATGAGGACTTTTTCTCCGTGGGGGGGGTAAAACAGGGAGGTAAGAATGGATAAGGGACAAATCTTAATGGATTACCGCTTGGCGAAGAACCATAAGAGACAGATACCCATTCTTGCGGACTTGAATGTGTGCGACACACAGACAATAGTAGAAATTCTGGAAGAGGGCGGTTACAAGCGTATGTTCAATACGAATGGTGTGGATATTTCCGTGAAGAAAACAGAGATTGAGCAAAAGTATTCTTCCGGGGAATCCATAGCCACCCTTGCAATGGCATATCACATTTCAAAGAAACAGATTAAGGTACTTCTCGGAGTAGAAGAGACGGAGGAAAAGGGAATCATGTCTGAGCAGGAAATGATAAAGAAACTCGGAGAACTTACGAGCGAGGTTGAAAAACTGAAAGCAAACAAGAAATCTCTGGAAGAAAGAAATGCGAAAGTAGAAAAAGAGAATGATAATCTGAGGAAGCAGATTGAACAGCTTGAAAGCTTCAATGCAGAGCTGGATGCCACAGTCAAGGAACAGACTGAAATGCTGAATGGTGGAAAATTATATGAGGATTATCAGGAAGTTTGCATTAAGAACAGCAAGCTCAACGCAACGGTTGATGTTCTGGTAGAGAAAATCAGTATGTTAAAGGCGGTGGGCTGTCATGGATAATGGAATGGAACTCAGAGTGAAAGATTATTGTGCTTTCTGCCCTGATTTTGAAGCTGACGTTGATAAGGTTGATATTACTGTATTGGCTGATCGTACCCAAAGGGCATTAACCACAATCAGATGTGAACACGCCGAAAAGTGCGAAAGAATATATGGGAGAATACAGGAGGGCAGAACCAATGAAACAACGGTGGTACAAAGTAGTGTTTGAAACCATTGAGAGAAAACCAATCCGCAGAACTGTTACCGTATGCAGTACGGACAGTGTTCATGCGTCTGCTCTGGTATATCAGCAGTTCGGCAGGAAGAAAATCAAGGTAAAATCTGCCAAGAAAGTAAAGGAGAACACATGAGGTACAGAAAAAAGCCTGTCGTGATTGAGGCGATTCAATGGACTGGAGAAAACCAGAGGGAAATGTTTGACTTTCTTACCAATGGCGAGAAGAAAGACGAATACATGGAGGCGTTTGGAGAACATTTCCGCATAGACCACGCCGCCGTGAAAGGCGGATTGGTAATCAAAACTTTAGAGGGAAATCATTTGGCTAACATTGGAGATTACATCATTAAAGGTGTTGCCGGAGAATTTCACCCTTGCAAACCGGATATTTTTGAAAAGACTTATGAGGTGGCAGAGTAATGGGAAAACCGATTGATATTTTTGAAAATCAGGAGCAGTTGGAAGAGTGCCTGAGAGAGTGGCAGCATAGGTTATTCCTTGATGGGTGGCTAATACTGGCGCACGTTGAGGATAAAATTATGAATCCTGACGGAGAAGAGGTAATTGATGCCGCCGGATATAACACATTCGTATTTGAATCCAGTCAGGCAAACATCCAGTTACTCAGCGATGAATCTTACAAAGAGAACAATACGCTGTTCAAACATTGCATGGAAAAGGATCTTGTGCATGAACTTTTACATTGCAAGTATGATTGGATGGGAAATCAGGGCGGAACCTATGAGGGTGTGTATCTGGATGCAACCGAACACCAGAAGTTAGAGGAAATGGCAAAGAGCCTTATCATGGCGAAGTATGGTGTCGGTTATGATTACTTCATGTGAGGTGCAATATGACAACAGTGGTGGTCTATAAGACCGATACAAAAGAAGTTCTGGCAGCTATTCCGATGGACGGCGGAGATGCCGTCTGCCGGAATGATGTGGAATTTCAGATTTACAACGGAACAGAGCCAATATTCACGGAAACTCCCGGAGGAATCGTATTGGCAGAAAACAAATTTATGATAAAGATGGAGGGCAACAACAATGAAAAATAAAGGAACAGGGATTATTGTCGGCATCGTAGCCGCATTTGTATTACTGATAGCAGGAATTTTTGTAAGTACCAACAACAGAGCGGTTTCGTTGGAGGAACAGGTCTTTACGGCTGACTCTGATATTCAGGCACAGGAGAAACGCAGAACGGATCTTATCTACAATCTGGCAGATTGCGTCAAGGAGTACGATAAGCATGAGGCAGAGACTCTTCTTAATGTCGTGGAAGCAAGAGGAAACAATGGCAGCACCACAGATATTGAGAATGTGACAACTTCCATAGCTGCGGTTGCCGAAGCATACCCGGAATTAAAATCCAATGAGAATTACAAGGAACTGATGAATGAGCTTTCAACCACAGAGAATATGATCCTGCAGTACCGCACTGCCTACAATAACGAGGTAAGAGCATATAAGAAATATGTGCGTAAATTCCCTTATAAGCAGATCTTGGGAATTATGGGATATGAGGTTATCAATTACAACTACCTGGAATACAGCGAAGAGGACAGACAGCCGGTAAGCAATCTGTTTGGAGAATAAGCCTATGAGGAAAGGGAGTAAGATAATCTACTCCGGCAACGGTTGGGATATGACGGTGCGTGAACTGATGTTTAGCATCGTCATTATCCTTATCATGCTTATGGGTGGATTTTTCATTAGTGAAAAGATAGCTTCACACAATGACGAACAGAATCAGGAATACTATCAAGCCATGCAGATTGATGGAAATGCAGAACTGTTTCAGTATGGTATGCGAACTGATGTGGGAAATGCGTTTGTGAAAGGAAATCTGGTGGCAGTAGACCCTGTTACAGATCCGGGCATAGGTGGAGTACCAACTGCCTACATAAAGGTTGAGGAACAACACTACAACCGACATACGAGACAGGTGGCACATACACGGACGGTAAATGGGAAAACGCAGACTTATTACACCACGGAGGTATATTATTCGTGGGATTACTACGATAGTTGGGAAAGCCATAGTCAAACGGTGTCATTCCTTGGTGTGGAGTTTCCGTATGGGAAAATCCAGATGCCGGGGTCTTACCTGTATGACACGATTAAGCAATCGTCCCATGTGAGGTATTTGTACTATGTTATCAACACGGAATACAGCGGAGTTATCTATGCCAATCTCAAAGATAATACCATAGAGGACGGAACACCGTTCATTCAGGCAGATACGATAGATGAAGCGGTGGACTATATGGTTTCAAGCGGAACTGCCGGGTTGGTAATTTTCTGGGTTGTATGGGTAATTTTGATTGGAGCAGCCGTGTTTGGATTCTGCTATTTTGATAATAAGTGGTTGGAGGATTAGAGATGTATATTGTAGACCAGGATCGTAGCAATGTAGTGAACATCGGCAATATCAAAAGCATTGCGCTCAACGGAAAAAGAATTACTGCCGATGATTACACACTTGCAGCTTACGACACAGAACAGAGAGGGAAAGAAGTATTTGAACAGTTACTCGGAAACGCTTTTCCTCCTGATATGATAGTGGCTAAGAATTGCAACATATCTGAGGATGCCGTAAAGGACCTGGCAATGGATCATAGCATTATTATGGTTCGTGGCAACGGACAGGCGGATGTTACAGCGTATAGCTGCGGAGTTTATTATATGCCGGAGGAATAAAAGAATGTTAGATATTATTTTGGCAATCATTTGGATTGCGATATTGGTGCTTTACATTGTTGTTGGCTGGAAAGATGCAAAGTCCAACAACGAAGTGAAGAAAGAAATTACACAGATGAATGAGCTGCTGTTGGAACAGAACTCTCAGCTCAAAGAACAGAATAAGCATCTCAATATGGTTATTCTGAGTGTTTGCAGTAAGAGTGTACGAGACAGAAAAGACCAGGAGGGAAAACGTGAAAAAGCAACGGAAAGAGACACGCCTGAAAAGGAAACGCCTGAAAGCGGCGTATAACACAATCTTAGAAGAAAACCGCCGATTAAAAGGTTGGCAATCGGTGTATGGCAGAAAAGAGATTAGAACATATGGAGAACGCAAAACACTCACAATATTTGAAGCAGGAAGTGACAATATGGGAGAAATCATAAAAGACAGAATGGCAGTAAAAATTGGTAGAGCACTTAAAGAAAATGGTGCAATTCAGTTTGAAACATACGATGATCCTATGAAATGTGGAATTATTGTGGATGCGAAAGTTAAAATCGTTATGCCGTAGGTATATTACAGAGCCGTGTAGAGCCGTGAGAAAGGATGAATTTTCATGGCTCAACACGAACTATCGAATAAAGAGATTATCGTAAGGCTTCTGAAAAGCGATCTGAGTGACTATGACAATCTTCTGTCCTTACTCGGAATGGCAAATGAGGTTATCCAGGAAGATAAAGAACTTTCGCGGAAATTAGCGAACAAGGTCAGATTCCTTGCACTGAGACTATGTGCGACAGGAGATATTAAATATTACGATTTGTACAATAAGGCTCTTTTGTTCTTGGCGCAGGAACATAAGGATTTTGACTCTTATCTGCTTTATGTGGAAAAGAACAGAGATCCCGAGGACAGATACTATCAGCCACGAAGAAATAAGATTTATTGGCTTGTACAGAAGATGCAGAGGCTTATTGATGATGAGTTGGATATTCTATCAATATCAATGCCTCCTGGCACCGGCAAGACCACACTGGGAGAGTTTTTTATATCGTTTGTAATGGGGCATTACCCAAACACACCAAACCTTATGTCCTCCCATTCTGGATTTATGACGAGAATGTTCTATGATGCTGTTCTCAACATAATTACCAGTAATGAATATTGTTGGAGCGATGTGTTCCCGGATATTGTATTTGAGGGAAACAACGCGAAAGAAGAGACAATAAACCTTGGAAGATGGCAGCCGTTTAAGACGCTGACCTGCAGACCAATCAGAGGTTCCCTTACCGGCGTTACCCGTTGCGAGGGATTTCTGTATGTGGACGATTTGGTTTCCGGTATCGAAGAGGCTTTATCTATTGATCGTCTGGATAAGTTGTACGGAGAGTACACCACAGACCTTAAATCTCGTAAAAAGAAGAAAGCAAAAGAGATCCACATTGCAACCCGGTGGAGCGTGCATGATGTTATTGGCCGGCTTGAAAGAATGTATGAGGGAAATCCGAGGGCAGAGTTCATTGCTGTTCCAGACATTGATCCTCAGACCGGAAAAAGCAATTTTGATTACGATTACGATGTTGGATTTGATGAGAAATACTTCCACGATATGGAAATGTCGATGGATGATGTATCATATCGCTGCCTGTACAAGAGCGATCCGATTGAGAGAGAGGGTATTCTGTATCATCCAACAGAATTACAGAGATATATCGGAGGACTGCCGGACAGAGAACCGGATTCTATATTGGCAATCTGCGATACCAAAGACACCGGTACAGACTACAACTTCCTCGGAGTTTTCTATCAGTACGGAGACAGATACTATCTGGAAGATCTGGTATTCAAAAACATCGACCCTGGAACCTTGGACGAACTCAACTCAGATATGCTTGTTAAGCATCATGTACAGCAGGCACAGTTCGAGAGCAACAAAGAGGGTAGCAGAACCGCAAATGAAGTTGAGAGACTTGTCAAAGCAAAAGGCGGCAGATGCCATATCACGAAGAAATACACTACTCAGAACAAAGAGACCAAGATCATCGTCAATTCTTCATGGGTTAAGGAACACGTCATATTCAAGGATATTACAGAATATGAGCCTAAGAGTGATTACGGTGTGATGATGTCATTCCTTTGCAGTTATACACAGCTCGGAAAGAATAAACATGATGATGCGCCGGACACTCTGGCAATGTTCGCCCAGTTTGTAGATGCTCTTCTTGGCGGAGAGGGACAGGTAGTAAAGAGAAGTGACTTAGGAATATAGAAAGGGATAGCATGGGACAATATAGTTTCGCCACCAACTTAAAAAAAGAAAGAACGAATAGGGGAATTACACAACACGAACTTGCAACGGGCGTTCATGTGGCGCAGAATACCGTGAGCGATTGGGAACAATGCAAAAGTTATCCGTCAATCGACAAGATATACGATATAGCAAATTTTCTCAAAATCCCTGTAAGCAAGTTGATTTCTGATGTTCAGAAAAATGGCTGTAAAGCCGACTGCACACAGAAAAACAAATTTTTTTGAAAATTTTATTTATTCCACTTGACAAAGAATGTTTAGTACGCTATACTACGACCATACCAAGTGACACGGATATAAGTTAAGCGGAGTGAACACAAGGTATTTGGCATTAAAGTTTCTCCTAACCATTACGGCACAGCAACAGTGCCGTAATATGGGAAGTAAGCTAACTCGGTAGAAGCGATGGACTGAAAATCCATAGGAGTTGGTTCGACACCAACACTTCCCACTCAGGATTACTGTTCCCCGACAGCAATCTTACATCGGAGGGTTCCCACTTATGATAATCCTCCGAAACCTCACATAGAATCTCCCCAGTGTGAGGTATGGACCATTAGCTCAGTTGGTTAGAGCGTCCGGCTCATAACCGGATGGTCCGGGGTTCAAGTCCCTGATGGTCCACGCATGGCAATCCGGCACGAAACTATAAATATGGCCATGGCAGTGAAGCTACGCCGAGATACACCGGAGGAAGTAAGGCGGCTGAGTGCGGCGGTGCAGTGCAGAAACGGTATGACTACCGCATGACCGTGACGGCTACCAGAGGTAGCAGACAAGAGAGGATGCAAAAAGATGTATATTCCTGAATTTTGGTGCGGTGTTGCCGCAACGATAATCACAGAAGTAATAATTGCAATCGCATATTCCATATATGCAGACCACAAGAAAGGAGGCAAGAAGTAATGAACAAAGCTGAATTAGTACAGGCTATGGCTGACGATGCCGGACTTTCCAAAAGTGACGCTGAAAAAGCACTCAACGCATTTGTTGAGATCGTAGGCGGAGAACTTGGAAAGGGTGGAAAAGTGCAGTTGGTAGGTTTCGGAACATTTGAAGTGACTGAGCGTGCTGCCAGAGTTGGCAAGAACCCTCAGAACGGAAAAGAGATTTCCATTCCGGCTTGCAAAGCACCTAAGTTCAAAGCCGGTAAAGCACTGAAAGATGAAGTGAATCGCTAAATGATCGGAGCGAACTTGGTGTAGTGTGGTGGTTCGATTCCACCTGTGGGTGCAGCTCTAGCGATCAAGATTCCCACCGCTTCTTTCCTAATGTTCTTGGCGATACAAAGAAAATTCCGGGCGAACGGCAACGATTGGTGGTGTTGCGGCGGACTGTAAATCCGTTCCCTCGTGGTAAACATTGGAGGTTCAATTCCTCTTTCGCCCATTTAGGTAGATTGCAGCCTATTCACAGAGAATTTACCGGACGCGAACGGCTTCTCTGCGGAGAATTGCAAGAACCTGGTTACGATTTTTTGTGGTTAAAGGGTACCTTGCTTCCAGTCAAAAAGTAAAAACCACACCTGTTCGATTAGTCAAGCGGTCAAGATACCACCTTTTCACGGTGGGGACGGGAGTTCGATTCTCCCATCGAACATTTCAACCGAGAATAACGCTGACTGTTTACAGTTGGTTTAGTGTTCCGGCTGAAAAGTATTGGCGAAAGCCGTGGTAAGCAATCATTAAATAGGGAGATTGCAATGCTCACTGAGAGGCTTATGTGAGTAGTCCGGGAAAGCCGACAGGACTTAAAATTGGAGAGCTTGCGTAAGTCACGCTAAAGACCACTGTTGCAACGGTGCCTACGATAGCATAATCGGCAATGCTACGGTCAACAACCGGGAATAGTTGGGTTCGATTCCCAACCGTAGGACGAGGCGATTTCTTTACTTCTTTTCTTATTCGGCCTTTCCCGAAAGAAAAGGGCGTACCTCGTCTGACACGATAAATTGGACGTGACTTTTAATTACCAAGGTTTTCAAAAAGGAAAACTCCGGTGCGGAAAATTTACTGCTTAGAGTGCATGAGCGTTACAGCGATTTAAGCGGCGCAGAGGAATGAAGTAGAGGCGGAGAACTGCGATAGCAACGTACATCCGAGGCAAGACGATAAAGAGTTGGACTCGTCAGAGGTTCTTTGAGTATGTAGTCGGTGGATTATGAGAACCATGTGGAGGGGTGCAAGGTCCGAGAACCACATTAAAAAATGAAATACCTTAGTTGGCAACTGTCTTACACGCTGCATCGGTTCGGTAGTGGCAACCATCCAAGCTGCCGCCGGACTGCATAGGAATATAGTTTAGTGGCAGAACATCAGTCTCCAAAACTGATTGCAGAGGTTCGATTCCTCTTATTCCTGCTCTTGGGATATAGCTCAGATGGTAGTAGCACACGACTGTTAATCGTGGTGTCGTGGGTTCGATCCCCACTATCCCAGTTGGAGACACTTGACTTACTCTTTCAAAGCACTCCATAAAAAGGTTACGAAAGGGCGTTTACAACCGGCGGATAGAGAAGCTCCGACCTTGCAACGTTATCAAGGGAAAACTACTCTGCCGTGTGTCCGGTTGGTCGAGGGTGCAGTCTTGAAAACTGTCTGGATGTAAAAGTCTCTGGGGTTCAAATCCCTAACACGGCGTATGGTGCATTGCCGTAATGGTAGCGGAGCGTCTTGCTAAGTCGTCCTGCAGAAATGCAGTACAGGTTCGATTCCTGTATGCACCGCTATGGAACCGTATTCCACCGGTGGAGGAGGTTCCAGAATTGGATAGTAGGCAGTAAAGGGTAACTGCAATATTAGTACGGTTGAGGAAAAGGTGCGTCCCGGTGTGGCAACAACGCAAAGTGCAGTGATTGGAATAAGCAGGAATGGCAGCCACCCACCTTTGATACGATAGGTTCAAAAATCCGTACGCACCAAACACATGAGGTAATCTGCGACTATCGTAATATTCCAGTGTAAGGTTCGATCCCTTACCTATCCAATCCCGGTCCGGAACGGGACAATAAGCCGAAAGGCGTAGACAGAGAGGAAGAAAGGTATGATATTACAAACAACCAAAAAGGGTGTCAGAAATGATACCTTTGAGGAATCCCAGGTTATTCAGTGCTTCGATGTTATTATCGAAAAGGATATGCTTCAAATATCCAACGCTGAATCCTCAGATGAAGAATTGGAAATCAGACAGAAGAATTTCAACAAGGCAAAGGAACTTATTGGTGCTGCCGGATTGTGCAGAGATAACATTATTTGGTATCTTGGTGATCCGCCATTAGAGAAGAACGTTTCGCTCACGGTGGTTACTTTAGATACAGTTACTTATGTGTATAGCCGCATTGGTATTCCTGATACTATGGTATTCATTCTGAATAATTCTGGAAAGACAATATCCAGAGTGTTATAAAAAAGCCGTCCTGACTTCGGACGATAAACCAGTTGGGTTAGAGAGATTCCCCGAAAGACATTTCCTATCGACATTGCCATTAGTCTCGGCAGAACCGCCAATAGTGGGGCATTAAGCGGGTGTACGGAAATGTTTAATCAAGTCCGCCGGTCACATACTGTCGTAGTTAGCACCGGTTAAGTGAGGAACGCAAGGAACGACATAGCAGAACTTACAAAGCAGCCTAGGGGCGAGGTTGCATTATGGCGGAGTGGAGCAGTGGTAGCTTGCCGGGTTCATGCCCCGGAGGTCGTTGGTTCAAATCCAACCTCCGCAATATTGCGTGGTAGTTCAACGGATAGAACATTAAAGCGGTGTCATGCTACAAGTGACACGGACAGCAATAATTCTTTTTTCGATGGTAACGAAGAGATGGGGGTTCGATTCCCTCCCACGCAACTGATACGGATTTCCGTATTAAAACTGAATATGGAGAGATGGCGGAACGGTAGACGCGGCAGTTATGTACAATACATCATGTTTGTGGTGCTGACAGCAAATCTTACAGCTTGGGGCCTGCTTCATTGTTGGTTCAAATCCAACTCTCTCCAATCAAGGCGATGGCACAAACGTCCTTACAAATCAATAAGACGTGCCACATGGCGAGGTAGCTCAGATGGTAGAGCAATGATATGAATATGCAGATCATGTTAGTGGTCTCAACAGCAATCTCATTCCAATCCAAGGCATGTGTCGGCGGTTCGATTCCGTCCCTCGTCTCTGCCCCGATTGCCGGTTATGGTAAACCGGATGGAACATGGTTGACAGGAGTGTTCCTTACAGCAATCGAGCACACGGGTTCAAGTCCTGTCGGGGCAATTAAGTGACGCTTACAGCAATCTTTCAAAACAGAAAATTCCATTGACAATATTTTCCCGTTTGAAACAGCGTCATGTAAAAAGAAAGAGGTTGCCTATGAACCGAAAAGAAGATTATAGGGATATGGAAAAGTATCATAAGGCGTGTCAGAGGCAGCATAGGCGATATTACAGCAAAACGTCATTTCTATATCCGTCTCATCCGTGGACTGCGGAGGAAGATGCACTGGTAATCAAACATGAGATTACCGATTCTAAATTGTCTGAGAAAATTGGTCGTTCTGTCGGAGCGATACATAACAGGCGGTATGAACTTAAAAAGTTAGCCAGATAGGCATAAAACTTTACATGGGACACTTACAGCAACCCTTTTGGATATGACTGTTAATCATAAACCCCAATAGTGTCCTGACAATGAAACAGTAAACAATTTTATAGGGACTCCTACAGCAATCACAATGGTTAAAGCAAATGTCTAAAAAACAATGTGAAACGGTTCAATTCCGTAAATGAGAGTCCTGGAAAGGTAGGAAAACATGAGCTTTGCAGATGCAATGAGAGAAGAGGGTAGATTTACCCGGACTGAAAACGGTGCAGTGGCATTGAATACTTCTGGAGATGCCCGGCTGGATCTGTTTGGTACAATCGGATCGCTGAGAGAGGCTGATGAGAACAGAATTACCACTCTGTTTGCAGAGGCATACGCACAGGACAAACTCTTTGCCACAAAGATTGCGTTCTATGCAAGAGATATTCGCGGAGGTCTTGGAGAGAGAAAGACTTTCAGAACCATTATCCATTATATGGCAGAGAAACACCCAGAAGCACTCAGACCGAACCTTGATTTGGTTGGCGTGTTCGGGAGATATGATGATCTGTATGAGCTTATCGGTACTCCATTGGAGGACGATATGTGGGCGGCAATGAAGAAACAGTTTGAGGAAGATTTACAGAACCTCAATGCCGGAAATGCAATTTCTTTACTTGCAAAATGGATTAAGACCGCAGATGCAAGCAGCTCTGCCACAAGAAAGCTCGGAATCCTTACGGCGCAGAAATTAGGTTATCCGATCTACAATTTCAAGAGAATTGTTCGCAGCATGAGAAAACAGATTGGTGTCGTTGAAAGCCTCATGTCCGCAGGAAGATGGGATGAAATCAAATACCCAGAAGTTCCGAGCCGTGCAATGATGATTTACCGCAAGGCATTTATGAAACATGATGCTGAGAGATTTGGAGAGTTTATCAACAAAGCAGAAAAGGGAGAGGTAAAGATCAATGCCTCAACACTATTCCCTTACGATATTGTTGAGAAGATCCTTTATGGAAGAGAGAGCAGCAAGGTACTCGAAGCACAGTGGAAAGCATTGCCGGATTATGTGGAGAAAGGAACAAACGCTTTAGTTATGGCGGATGTGTCTGGCTCCATGAGCGGCAGACCTATGGCAACATCAATCGGTCTTGCAATCTATTTTGCAGAGAGAAATGTGGGAGCATACCACAACCTGTTTATGACGTTCTCTGACAGACCGGAGACAGTTATTCTGAGGGGTGAAACCCTTGAACAGAAGATCCGCAACGTAAGCAGAGCAAATTGGGATGGTAACACAGACCTTAAAGCTGCTTTTGAGAGGGTTCTTGAAATTGCGAAAAAGCATAATACTCCGCAGGAGGAAATGCCAAAAGCAATCGTTGTTATCTCTGATATGGAAATTGACTATTGCGGAAACCGTGAGTGGTCTTTCTATGACAAGATGGCAAATAAGTTCCGCAAGGCCGGTTATGTAATCCCGAACATTATCTTCTGGAATGTGAATAGCAGACACGATGTATTCCATGCAGATCACAACCGTAAAGGCGTGCAGCTTGCAAGCGGACAGTCCGTGACGGTATTCAAACAGATCCTGCAGAACCTTGGTTACAACCCGGTTGAGGCTATGGAGAATACAATCAATTCTGAGAGATATGATTGCATCACAGTCGAATAGAGTAAATACTGACCGGGGCAAATAGCTCCGGTCAAATAAAATATAAAAGGAGATAACCACCAATGAAAACACCCTACAATGAAATTGTGAACATCGCAAGTATTGGTTCACAGACAAATCCGATTTCTCTAAATGAGATTTTGAGAAAGGCAAACGATGAGCAGCTTACACCGGCAGCACAAAACAAAGAGAGAGTATTGTTTCTCGGAATTGATGTGCAGCAGGACTTCATGGATAATGGAGCACTCGGAGTTCCCGGAGCACACGGCGATGTGGAGAGAATGACACAGTTTATCTATAACAACATGGATAAAATTACAAACATTGCGGTATCTATTGATACCCACACACCACATCAGATTTTCCATCCGTGCTGGTGGATTGATGAAAATGGCAACAATCCGGCTCCTTACACACCGATTACGCTGGCAGACCTTGATTCTGGAAAGTACAGAGCTGTTATCTACCCTCGCCAGAGCCGTGACTATGTAGAACATCTGGAAAAAGACGGAAAGAAAACCTTATGCGTATGGTCTTACCACTGTTTACAGGGTACATCTGGTGCGGCATTTGAAAATCAGTTTGCCAACATGATTTATTTTCACTCTGTTGCAAAGAAAGCCGTTACGCAGCGTCTTGTAAAAGGACAGGATCCACTCAGCGAAATGTACGGAATTATCAAACCTGAGTATGATACAAAGAACTATATCAATATCGACTTCCTGAACAAACTGGAAAATTACGACAAGATCATTATTGCAGGAGAGGCAAAGAGCCATTGCGTATTGGAAAGCATTAAACAGATTCTCGAACATTACGCTAATCGCCCAGAGATCACTCAGAAAATCTATATCCTGGAAGATTGTATGTCCTCCATTCCTGGGTTTGAGGATGTTACTGAGCAGACCTTTGATGATTTTAAGAAAACGTACCATGTAAACATCGTGAAAAGCACAGATGATATTTTGTAGGAGGTAGCCGGTATGAATGAAACAGAACAGGTAATTGACGGATTAGATGAGGTTGAGATCACAAATACCTCCATTGATGAAATCGACAGTGAGAACATCAATTTAATTTTTGTCGGAATCGACAAGTCTGGTTCTATGGGAATGTATGAAAGAGATATGGTAAAAGCTCTTTCGGATTTCAAAGATGCACTTATCAATTCCAAGGAATGTGATGAGATTCTGGTTGCAAGAGCAGACTTCTCCGACAGTGCAACCGTAGGAGGCTATAAGCGCATTACAGAGTTTGACACTTCGTATAGCACCGATGGATGCACAGCTATGTACGATACGATCATTGATGGAACTGAGAAGTTGAAAGAATACAGAGACTTCCTCAAAAATGAGGGAATGAGAGTAAAGGCCGTGTTTGCAATTTTCGGAGATGGGATGGATAACTCTTCTCAGCCGGGAGGGTTTGCAAAGGCAAAGAAAGCGGTAGAGTATCTGAACGTGGAAGAAATCGTTACTGCATTTATCAGTTTCGGAGGACAGGCAACACAGGAGGCGAAAGACCTTGGATTCAAGAATATCCTCGATGTAAGCAGTTCTGCATCAGAACTCAGAAGAGCTTTCAACTGCTTATCAAAATCAGTGATTGAAAACTCCAAGAGTGCCGTATCGAAACAGGATGATTTTTTTGACGTATAAAAAATGAGAGTAGAACGGCGATCCTAAAAGGGGTTGCCGTTCTTTTTTGTGGGAGGAAATACAATGGTTATAAATAAAATCGGTCAGCAACATATCGACTACGGTACGAATTGCCAGGACTACGGAATTGAATTTGATGGGATGAAAGTTGTTTGCGATGGCTGTTCGGAGGGGAAACATTCGGAAGTTGGAGCAAAAGCGTTTTGCCATCTTTTGAAAAATGACAGCAGAATTATACATGAATGTAGTGTATATACTGCCGCAGCCGCTTTTGGAGAGATACTTGGTCTATTTGGGCAGACTTCCGGCTCAATCAGAGATTTCCTTTGTTTTACGATCCTTATGGTTACTGAAAATGAGACACATTTCATGGTAGATTACTGCGGAGATGGTTTTATCGTGAAAGAACGTCTGGACGGAACGATTGAGTTTGAAGAACTATCTGACGGAGAATACCCGAAATACTTTGCCTATAATTATGTGGATAAGGATATGCTCAAACAGTACAAAGATGGTGTCATTTTTTCCACAAAGGCTTTTCCAAAAGACGAATACAGGAATATTGGTGTGGCGTCTGACGGAATACGATTCGCCATGAAAGATGCACAATTTAAGAAAGAATTTACGGAAGCCCTGCAGAGCGGTAAGGAAGTAAGGGTAAAGAGGTTTATAAACAAACATCAGAGAGTATTCCAGGATGATACAACAATCGTATTGTAGGAGGGCATTATGAAAATGGCACTAACGAGGATAGGAAAAGAAAAGATAAGACAGCTTACCCCCATAACAGAGGGAGGCGAGGGATATATCTATGAGTTTGGCAACGATATTCTGAAAATTTACAAACCATGTGTTGATATTGCAGCCAAGGAAAAGAAAGTTGCCATGCTCATTGACAAACCGCTGCCAAAGGAGGCTATTAAACCGATTACGGCAGTGTATGACAATAACAATAAGTTTATTGGTTACATTATGCCAAAAGCCGTAGGAGAGGAAGTAAGAGTTCTCACAAGTAAAAAATATCTGAAAGCGAATGGGATAAACACGAAAGATATTTTGGAAATACTCGTAAAGATACAGGACACCGTGAGAGATATACATTCCGCCGGAGTGTGTATTGGGGATCTGAACGATCAGAACATCCTCTTTGACAAAACTGGAAATGTGTACTTTATAGATTGCGATAGTTGGAGCGTGGAAGATGAAAAATGCGAAGTTTGCATGGACTTATTCAAAGATCCATTGATGAAAGGAAATGATTTTTCAGAGGAAACAGACACATACGCAGAGGCGATTTTGATTTGGAAAACCCTTACAAGGATTCATCCGCATGGTGGGACTGTGACACCAGATATGGATATTGTAGAACGTATGAAACGAGGAATATGCGTAATAGACAATCCAAAAGTAAAAATACCAAGAACGATTAAACCGTGGAAAAACTTATCTCCTTATCTGGTTGATTCTCTGAAAAAGATTTTTGAGAATAAGAGCCGATCTATGGGGGATGAATTAAAACACATGGCAAAGCACCTTAAATTCTGCGATGTACACCAGGAGTTTTATTATGGCAAATATGCTCGTTGCCCGCTATGTGATAATAATGCAAATGTTCTTACTAAGCCGGTATCACAAGGAGTAACAGGAGGACTTACACTTATCACGATGCTCAAAGGAAACGATGTAAAAATTGTTCTAAATGAGCAGTGTTATATCAATAATGCCGGAGAAGTAGTGGAAGTTAAGAATGGGAATAAATTCGCATACGAAAGCGGAATTAAATATCATTTTGCAGAGGTTGGAACAGAGAATATTGTAATAAAAGCGGATGATAGAGCGTTCTGGTTTACCACGGATAGAGAATATGTGTTTGATAAGAAATACAAGAGCCCGATTTATGCGGCAGGAGATTCAGTATACTTCATAAGTCCGGCCAATACATTAACTTCCGTTCAGATCACAAAATCAGGCAACGGAATACGGACGATTACAAAATGTGGGTATGAGAGTTACTTTGCGGTATCTGAGGGACATTCGTGTGTCGTGAGTAGATTTGCAGACAATCTCATTGTGAATCTGGATGGAAAAAATATTGAGATACCATACACTGACACTGTGAACAATTATGGAATCCACAGGGATAAAGTAACCGGAGGATGGCTTATTGTATTAGAGAACGGAGCCGGACAGTTTTTTACCTTTGTGTGCAATGAACATGGAGTAGCGTATAGCGAGGATCGTATTAAATATCAATGTAGGCTTGGCAATGTATGTTTTTATAACTCCAATATCTCAATACCTATTGATGGGAATATCAGAATATATTCGTACCAGAAACAGGCATTTAAAGATTTTGAGTGCGAAGCCGTATCGCCGGATAGCTGTTTAATCAAAGATTCCACAGCATTTACGATCATCAATGATGAAAATATTTATAGACTTGGGAGAACTGTACGTTGAAAGGAGAAAATGGTATGACAGAAGCACAGAAAAAAGCAGTTGAGGTACAGAAAGAAATCGAAGAGGCTTGCATCCGGCATGGACTTAATCTTACTATCTTTGAAAATGGGATTGGATTTGTCGATCCTAAAGAGAATAAGATTGTCATGGTGTGGAGACCTCAGTATAAACCCGAAACGCCATCATTACGTCCTATGGAGGAAAACACACAGACAGATTTCAAACCGACCACGCAGAAACCGTCCGGCGGGAATATGGCGGCATTTATCCATGGAAATCCAAAGGGCGGCGGTAGATTTGTAGGAAACCGTAAAAAGCATACTATCAGAGGGATGAAAAAGAAATGACAGAAGAGGAAAAAATCAATAAATGGATAAGCGAACACGATGGGGATGATTACTGTCATTACTGCACACTTTCAGAAGATTGCAGCCACGGTATGGTATGCTACGGCGGAGAACCAATAGAACCTGCGTGCTGCGCCTATGATATTGCAGAACTGCTTGATACAGAGCAGATTTTGGAGGATATGGATAATGGGGAAGAATAATAAATTGATAAATTCTCTGAATGAAATTGCCAGAAGAAACCGCTCACAGAATGTTGCTACCGCAGCAGATCAGATGGTTCCACAGATATATGCAGCTATCGCCATTGCATTGCACCGCACACATGGCTTTGGGTATAAACGCATCAATGATATATTCGTGGAATCTCAACATATTTGGGAGAATTACGCCGGAGACGGAGCTGGCATGGTTAAAAAATGTGAGGAAGAAACCGGAGTGACTGTATGTAGCCCGGAAGAGGCACAGAGATTGATGGAGATGCAGAATGGGATGTAGTGAAAATTGCGGGTCATGCACATGGCATGAGAATTTCAACGGGACAATGGATTGGATATGCGCCAATGAGGAAAGTGATTGTTACGGAGCAGTTACATCATGGGATGATTGTTGCATAGACTACGAACCAAAGCGCGGAGAATAACGAACTCAATTACATCATTTAACTTTCAATTATATCATTTGAAAAGGAATGACTACGTTGAATATCGGCTACACCGATATTTTAATGCGTTATCATTCCTTTTTTGTTAAAATGATGGTGTCTTGGTATAGACGTTGGTGGATTATCCCTTTCTTGATATGGAGTAGTGAACGCTACTCCATATTGGTAAGCCCGGATAGCTCAACTGGCAGAGCATTTGATTTGTAATCAAAAGGTTGTGGGTTCGATTCCCACTCTTGGCTCTTGCCTCTTTCGAGAGGCCATGGGTTCCTCCATTATTGTAGGATAGGGCGGTGGCGAGCCGCCCAGTAATGTGTGGTGGCGCAGTTCGGTAGCGCATCTGACTTTTAATCAGATGGTCGTGGGTTCAAATCCCATCCACGCAACTATCCACATAGGTAATTGCGAAACAAGTTCGCAATCCTGACTAAAAAGCGGTAAAAAAACACCCCA